GGACGCCCGGATTGCGGACAATGCAGGCAATCAGCCCCGGGGCGAATTTGTGGTCCCGGAGGGGCCGGCAGCCTATTTCGCCACAGTTCCGGTAGAAAAGATGGCCGAGGGCATCCGCCAGGCCGGCATCCCCGCAACGGTATCCAATTCGGCGGGCGCATTCGTGTGTAACGATGTGCTGTATACGCTGCTGCACCACTACCATGGAACGCAGACAATAGTGGGTTTTATCCATGTGCCCTACCTGCCGGAGCAGGGGAGTCCTGCTATGGAATTGGAAAGGATCACCAGCGCCCTGCGGCTGGCAATCGAGGCGTGTGATCGTTGACCCGGTATGATATGAAAATGAACCCCGCTCTTTTTGAGCGGGGTTCGGTTATGCGCGGAGCAGATTCATTTGGGGTCTACAAAATCATGGAACGGTTTCCACGACTCTTCTGAACTCTTTACTGACTTGGAACAGAAGATGAAATGTTTAGAAAAACCGGCCACAAAGACCGGTTTTCTTATTTGTCGTCTGGGGGCAAGGGCGTAGATAAACTACGAAAGGCAAAACCCTGACTGGCATTTTTTGCAACTTCTCGATTGATATGTTGGATCTCATCTGCGCATAGTTTTCTGACCCGGATTCGCAGCATATTGGCTTTTTCGATATACTTAGGCGGTTGAAAAAGGAATTTTCGCAGAACCAGAACATCCTTGGGTGTTAATTGCACGACGCCATTGTTGGCCATGAATAACACGCGATTGGGAGAAATCGGGAAAATCTCATACATAATTAGAGGCAAACCATTGTCGAGTATTCCTGATATCACGACTGGATATGTATCACCAATCACAAAGGCATTCTCGTTATTAGCCTCTACCACAGCAATATATCTACCAAAATAGCCGATAGTATCTCGCCGGAAGAATAGCTTAATCGGATCATCTATGTGCGGATGATTCCAGATTTCCTCAAAAGAGCGGCATTGCACGACATATCCCAAATTGCGCTTCCAAAAGTCAAGAATGTTGCCATCCGGTTGGTATTGCTTGTAGAATTTCTTAGATTGCTTTGAGATCTCTGCACCGAAGCAAAGTTTTGTACTGAGGGCGCGGAAGCCCATGATGGCAAAAAACAGTCGTAATTTTTCATCCTCTTCCGGTGTGATAAAAATTTCTCGCTCGGTTAGAAAGCGCTCCTTAATGATGGGAGCAATTTCTCGTTCGTAATCCGCAAGATCCTTTTCGATTTTTACAGGATCAGTAGCATAATTGATCTCGTCGCGATATAGATTGCGCACCATAAATACATTCCTGGTATCTTTAACAGAAATGCAACCGGTCTGCTTATCGAAATAATGCAGCCGCTTTTCCTCAAAACAAAAATTTTTAAGGATAAACTGTGGGATATAGTGATGCCTGATCGGTTCGGAATGCATGGAATTCACCTCCTGCCAAGCAGATTCTCGCTCATGACATGATGACTTCTATTCGTTATAGCATAAAACGGCTTATTCCAAGAAGGAGTACTTATTACGAATGATTAGGGCAACTCAGTGATGGACAAACTCAGGAGTCTGTTTTACATTGGTTTCTGTTACCCGGCGCAAGGATTTTTCGCCGTTTTCTTCATCCCATGCCCAGACATGGTCGCCAACCACAATGTCCTCAATGGCTTTCCGGCCCTCGTTCAGCAGAATTATTGTTCCGGCAGCAAAGCAGAGCCGATTCCACTGGAATTACAGCCGTATCAAGGCTTGCTGCGGCCGGGAAAATCAATTCTCTTGCTATCCATTATATCTTGCTGCCCTCAAAAGTCAACAAGTTACGATTGATGAAGGGAAATCCAACAAACTACGCGAAAAATAATCTGATAAAAACAAAAAAATACTTGACAAACAGAAGTGTTACTGCTATAATACGAAAGCTGTCTGGAACAGCGAACCAAATATGGGGGTATAGCTCAGCTGGGAGAGCGCTTGAATGGCATTCAAGAGGTCACCGGTTCGATCCCGGTTATCTCCACCAAAAAGTACCGTAAAACCGCTTAAAACAAGGGTTTTGCGGTACTTTTTATTATTTTTGTTTTCTAAAATTTTCGGAAATTTTCTCCTGTGACCACCACTATGACCACCAACATAGTAAAAGGGGCATCCTTCTGGACGCCCCTCTTTTTCATTCTGCATTCTTCTTGTTGTACTGTGCGGAGCTGACGCCCAACACAACACCAAGGAAGGTGACCACGGCAGTGATCGTGCCACCAATCTCTTCCGCATAAGGGAAGCCCCAAATACCTGCCAAGGCAAAGTACAGGGTACCGATTGCAGGCAGAATCACCATGGCGATCCACTTCAGCACATCGTACATCTTGTTGCTCATGATATTGTCCTCCTTAAATGATATCCCACTCCTGCATCTCTGCATAGATATGCCTTCTGTAGGTACGCATTGGACTTGAAGCTAATCGGGTATGGAATGGCCCAGTATGCCTTTTCCTGTCTGTCCATGATTTCTTGCAGTTTTGCAAAGACCTTCTTTGCCAGCTCCGCAGTTCCGGCATCGCTGTTCCACGCATCGAACATCTCGCTGATTTCGGACACGGTGTAGTTGCCCTTTAGCTGGTCGTCTGCAAGGAAGTCTCTATCGGAGTACCGGATATCGTCATTCTCCGTCTTGAATCTCTCGGACAGAGGGATCACTTTGCCGGAGTCGTCGTAGGTGACAGGGTCGGCGGACTTTGCGTCTCGTTTCGGGTTGAATACCACATCGACAGTTGTGAAGCCACCGTCATCGACATTGGCAAAAGTAATACTGTCGTATCCATTTCCGTTCGCCCATTCTGCCATTGCGTTTGTGGTAATCTCCGTGTATCCGTCCTCTTCGATGACATAAACTCCAGGGTATTCTTCTTCGGTAACAGGAAGAGATCCCCAGTCATTACCCTCGGCATCGATGTAGAGATTTTTGCCGGGCTTGTAATAAATTGCATACACTCCGTCCTGGTCATACGGAGCGCCATTCTTTCTTCCCCTTGCGCCGAAATACGGACCGTATGTTTTCGCCACGCTCTTGTCTCTGGCCAGCCAAAGGTTACCATCCACAGAAGTGAAACCATAGGAATGTGTACCGTGGTAGCCCTTTACCGTGTATCCGGCAGCCTTTGCTGCTTGGTCAACCATTCTCTGAACTGCATTCAGATTTCCATCAGCAATAAACTTCGCATACTTCTCATCGTTTTTTGCGTTGGTTTTCTTGATGGTTTCAGCGACACCTTCCCACTTCGTCTTTTTCTGTTCGGCGCTAAGCATATTATCCGGCAGGTATCGCAGAAGATCTTTTCCATTGACAAAACGAGCAAGATTTGCTATACTTATTTTGAAAGCAGAGCGAGAGATTGCTGCACGAACACCTTGTTCGTCCGGGGTCTTTACAACCTCTGCTTTTATTTTTTTGCTTTCAACCGGCTGCTGATCGACAATCACATACAAAGTTGCCTCTCCGGTAGTGCTATGTTTCAAACCAAAGCGAACAGGAACAAAGTAATCGCCGTCAACATATCCGCCAAGCAGATTTTCAAAGTACACAGCCACCTTCCAGTTTCATCTCGCTGAAGGTAATCGTTTTAGACATTGGGGAACACTCCTCTCTTCAGGCAGTCAGCCAGGATTCTCAGCTTAGGCAGGTAAACAGTCTCGATCCAATTGGGGTCATACTTTACCGGGATCTGCTGAAGCCGTCTGGGATCAATCTCCCGGAAGAAGTTGTCGTAGTCTGCAGGCTCAAGTCCGTAGGCAACGATGTCTGCTTCAGGGATGCGAGAGGCGAAGATCTGCACCTGCACCTGGTTGATATACTTGGGAGGAGTCTTCTTCCATCCCTTTTCCCACTGGTAGGTCTTGACCTCCTTGATGCAGCTCGGTGTGTTGCCGTCCAGGTTGACTCTCAACAGCAGGTCCTCTACGATGATCTGCTTGTCCTTCTCCAGATTGGGAAGTTGCAGGCTGTCCAGGATGCGGTGTTCCCAGTTGGTACCGGCGATGGTGTACTTGTTATCGAAGTGGTCGGTGTTGATACCAATCTTCTGCATCCACCATTGCTCCCAGGTCTTGGTCTTCCAGTTGCCGATCACCTTGTCCGTATCCGAGGCCCCGAAGTAGCCGGAGCGGTCATGACTGGCGATCATAAGGCATTCAGCTTCTCTTCGAAGCGGTGAAGCTGGGCGAAGTAGGTGAAGTAAACCCTTACCTCATCCTCGGTCATCTGCAGCTTCTCTGCGATGTCCTTGGTACTCATGCCCTTCTTAATGGCTCTGGTGTAAGCCTGCTGCATGCGCTCCTTAATTGCGAACAGATTATGCTTGCTAAGGTCCTCCACATCGTTTTCGATGTCAGCATCGTCTCTCCAGAGATCGAAGCCGAGGCCGGTGTTGATAGCCACGCACTTGACGAAGGCTCTCATCTGTGCCTTATGGACTGCGTTCTGGTTCATCAGGTTATCCCGGACAGCATTGATGCCGTTCATCACAGGGTAGCTCATGTAGAACTGCTTGCCATTGCCCTTGCCAAGGTCGATGCCAACTCTCACCCGGACTTCATAGCACCGATTGGTGTTGCCGTTCTTGTCGGTGAATGTAATATCGCTCATGAACAGGCTGGAGCCGTTCTCATTGGTCAGTGCTTCGAACTGAACCTCTTCGGCACCGTTCTCATACAGGAGCTTCAGGCACTCTGCCCAGGGAAGGTAATCCGCTCCGTCACGCTTCTTGATATGCTTGGAGATATCCAAGCTCCGCATCTCATTCCAGCTCTTAATTGCCATTGTTATTCTCTGGCTAACGCCGTGATCTTTCATATAATCCCGGATTTCCTGGTTTGTTTCACCCATTACTTCCACTCCTTCACATCTACATAATTCTCAGCATCCTTCTTCGCCAAGTGCCACAGGA